GGCGGGATGCCTGTTCAGGCTGCGGCGACTTCGACGATGCCGCCGCCGTTGGGATCCGTGGTCAGTTCGAGCGTGATCGTCGCCTCGGTGATCGAGTCGACGCCCCCAAGGTGGATCGGGAAGCTCGTCACCTGAGCCGGGAAATAATAGACGGTGCCGTCCTGGATCGTGACCTTGAACGAATAGTCGGCATCGTCATCCAGCGCCGTCTTCGCCAGGATCTGGCCCGCGTCGTCATTGTCGAGGCCGACCTTGAGCTGCATCGTGCCTTCGTCGAAGCTGCCCTTGCGCTTGGTCGTCGCGCGGTTGGCGATCGTGTTGTATTTGACGACGTTGTAAACGCGACTGAAATCGCCGAGGTCGGACACCTCCCCGATGTCGGTGTACGTCAGGGCGGCATAGCCCGCGGCGTCGTAGCTTGCGGGCTGAGCGGCCGACAGTGCAATCGTCGACCCCGCCGTCGTGCGAACGGTCATTTCAGTTCTCCATTTTTTAGGATGCCCGCTTCATTGCGGGCGGGGCATCGCCGCTTCGATGCGGCGAATTTCGTTAGCGCGCCTCGGTATACTCCACCAGAAAGTCCTGCGTTTTCATGTGGATCGAGGATTGACTGTCGAGGAAGTAAGGGCCGGTGCCGGCGGTTTGCACGGTGACCTGTTCCAGCCCCGCGATATCGCCCGCGTAATCGGCCGCCGCGTGCCGCACGGCACGCATTGCCGCCTTGAGCCGCGGATAGCTCGCAGCCATGACCGTCACCTGCACCCGCTCGGCGGCATGCCGGGTCGCCCCCGGTGCCGGAATGTTGCGATCCACGGTCGACACGTCGTCCACCGCGATCGCATCGAGGGGCGTGTCCAGGGGCAGCACGCCGGCGACGATCCTGCCTGCCGGAACCAGCGCGACCAGCGCGCCGTCGGCGGCCAGCAAGGCCCGGATTACCGCAACGCCGTCCACTACGCAGCCTCCTCGAGGTCGACGCTGACGGGCGGCGACGATATCGTGCCCCATTTCACATGGCTGGTCAGATAATTCGCGACAGCCTGCACCGCCTCTCCTGCCTTGGCGTCCAGCGCCGGGCGCAGGAACGGCATCGGCGCGAAGCCCGGATGCATCACCTGCTTCCCGATCGGAACGCCGTTGATGACCAGCGATCCCTTGCCGCCGCCCACCCAGATCCTGTGCGCCGCGACGCCATATTCGAGGAAGTAGCCGATGTAGCGCCGGCTCTTCGACAGACTGACCTTGGCGATCACCTGGCCGCCGGCCTTGTCCGTGCTGCGTGACGTCTTGATCGCGGCGGCGGTCTCGCCCGATTTCTTGTGGATCCGCGCCTTCGCTTCGTCGCGGATGATGTTCGCGCCCGCGGCAAGGCCGTTGCGGAGGATCTTCGTCTCCACCTCGACCGGCAGTTGCTGCATCAGCGCCTCGAGCTCCTTGCCACCCGTGATCTTGTAATCGATCACGTCTGCTGGCCTTCGGTCGTCAGTTCCTCGACCATGACCTCGATCCCCTCGCGCCGCCCGATCTCGGCGGGGCCGGCTATGACCCGCATCTGCCGCCCGTCGATTTGAAGGCGGTCCTCAAGGTCGACATCGTCGCGATAGCGCATCCGCACGCGCGCCGGACGGTTGGCGAGCGCGATTTCATTCGCCATCCGGTCCGCGCGGCTCGGCAGCACGTCCCGCACCTGCGCCCACACCGTGACTGCGCCGGCGTCCGGGTCGGACGACCATGTGACGGTCTTCGTGCCGTAGGCCGCGTCAATGGTTTCGACCCTGGCGAGAATGGTGACCCGCCGGTCGAGGTCGCCTGCCCTCATTCGCTCGCTGGCACTTTCGCCGCGGCTGTCGAGGGCGCCTTGGTCGATCCGCCTTTGCGGCGAGATGGCGGGGTCGCCGCGGCCGCGGCGGGCTTGACGCGGCCGCGCGACGCCAGCGCGGCGCCATCGGCGGCGCTCAGCCGCACTTTATCGCCGACCTTCAGTTGCTTCCCGTTGTGCCGGAGCTGCCGCCCAGCGACCTCGAACGTCTGCATCAGTTCGCTCCTTCCCTTTGGGTTCCGATGTGCCATCACGCGATTCCGGGCGAGCGATACCGCGCCAGCTTGTCTTCGACGCCGAGCGGGAGCTCGACGGCGGCCGCGCGGTCGGCCGCGTTCACCGCCTCGCGATTCGCGTAGAAATGTCCGACCAGCATCAGCACCGCCTGGTCGAGCGCTGGCGGTACATCGGCATAGCCCGCTGTGTACGTGATCCGCACCGTTCCCGGTCCGATCGCCGTGAGGGGCCAGCTCTCGCCGAAAGCGGGCAACAGCTGCGCGTTGCGGCCTTCGACCAGACGGAACTCGGCGAGTGTCTGCTCGACCCCGTCGGGATCGTCATATTTGATCGCGACCGCCGCCGTCTCGCCGTCTACCGGCCCCTTCCATAGCCGGATCGCCTGCTGATGGCTGCCGGCATTGGCGTGGTATGGCTCGCGCCGGAAGGCCGACGCGCGGGCGTTGCCGGGAAAGCCGTCGGCCGCCTGGGTGACAATCGCCGGCGACAGCAACTTGCCGGTCGCGTCCTCGACGTCGGCGATCGCGGCCGCGAGGTACGCGCCGATGATCGTGTCCTCGGCGGCCGTCTCGACCCTGAGATGCGCCTTGGCGGTGTCGAGGTCGATCATCTCACCGGCCTCCCGCCACGTTCATCGGTCCAAAGGGAACGGCGGGCCTTCGCGGCCCGCCGCAGCTCGTCAGTCCTCGGCGTCCGCCGCCTCGCGCGCCTTCCGGCGGGCCAGCTTCTTCGCATAGGCGACCGCCGCCGGAGCGCCATCCGCATGACCGGCGTCGATCGCCGCCTCAGCCTCGGCGCCAGTGATGATGTCGTCGATCCTGTGGTCGCCATGATCGAGGATCACGCGCGCCTCGACCGTCTTCTTGCCTTCGTCTGCCACGTTGCTTCTCCTTTGCTCCTTGCCGGAACGCAGCCTTGCGGCTGCGCTCTGGGAAAGAGCCCCCGCCCGTTGCCGGACGGGGGCTTGAGACACCCGGTGGAAAGCGCCTTTAGGTCGCGCTGTTCTGGTAATATTTGACCGATCCGCCGACGTCGACGAACTGGCCATCCGAGCGCAGGAACGCGAGGAACCCGACCTGCCCTTTCAGGGCGAAGGCGCTGTCGGTGAAGCGGTACATCTGCAGGTCGAGCGCGTCGCGGATCGTGTAGTAGCTGAAGTCGCCGTACAGGATCGACTTGGCGTTCGCCGCCATCACCGCGATGTCCTGGTTCACCTGGATCGGGTCGCCGAGCACAGTGTCCGGCACGCCACCCGGCTTGCCGGGAATGTCGTTGTCGTAGCCCGGCAGGAAGATCGGACGGTTGGTCGTGTCCTTGATCTTGCGAATGACCTTGACCGACGAATCGTTCATCATCCACCGGCAGTTGCCGGGCTGGCGATAGGCCGGATCGACGCTGTGCTGCAGGTCGATCAGGTCGTCGCTGATCACCGTCAGCGTCTGCCCGGTGGTGCCGACCTTGCCAGAGCCGGCGGCCGTGACGATGCCGTTCGGCTGACCGGAACCGCTGCCGGTGGTGAAGTGCGTGTTGGTGATCCGCCCGAGCCGCTGGACCAGGCGCTTGGTGACGAACGCCTCGATGTCGACCGCGCTGTCCTGAAGGAGCTCGATCGGCACCGCGACCGACTTCGAGCTATATTTGTACGCGCCGATCGCCTTGACGCCGAAGCTGAGATCGAGCGCCGCCGCCGTCGCATTCTGCGCGAGCAGCTCGCCGGTCTCCGCCGTTCCGTCGGAGGTCGGATAGTTGATCGTGCGCCCGTCGCCGGTGCGGATCACGGTCGCCACGGCGCGCATCCCGCCGAAAGCCTTCAGCGCGTCGAGGACATTGTTGGCAACTTCGGTCGGGACGGTATAGCCGCCTTCCGAATTGGTCGTGGTCGACATGGTGTTGCGGAAAGCGACCTGCTCCTCGGCGGACAGGCCGTCCTCGCCCTTGCGCATCCAGTTGGCGAACAGCTTGCAGGCGTCGGACTTCTTGTCGTGACCGTGGCGCTCGGCGGCGTCGATGATGCCGGCGGCGAGCGCATCCTCGGCGACCCGCGTGTTGAGGTCGGTGATGCGCTTGATGCGCCCGTCGATCTCGTCGATCTCGGCCATGCCGGCGTCATAGGCCGCCTGCTTGGCGTCGTTCCATTTCTCGGCCTTGTTGTTGACGAGGGTATGCAGCTCCTTCGCCTTTGCCGCGCGCTGCTCGCGGAGAGCCTGAATGCTCATTGCTTCAATCTCCTTGGTTGAACGGGCCGTCGACTGACGGCCATCGGGTCTGCTGTTGCGCGCGTGCGCTCAGGCAGCTGGGCGGAGGAGCAGGTCGGCCGATAGGTTCGGCCGCTCCATGTCCTCGATCTCGTCATTGACTGCGTCGGGTGAGGCATCGGCCGCGGGCGCCGGGTCGGCGTCGTCCCCTCCACAGGATCCGCGACCGGCGCCTGCGCGGCCGGCGCGTGCTCGTAGGCCGACAGGTCCCAATCGACCTTCGCCTTGACCTTCTCCGGCGCCTGCTCGTCGGCGAGACCGGCGGCGATCGCCTCGTCCGGCGTGTACCAGGTCTCGGCGGCCATCAGGGCCGCGAAGTCGCTCGCGGCGGCGCCGCGCTTGCTCGCCGCCGACGCATAGGTCTCGGCGATCGTGCCGTCGATCTTGTCCATGACATTGGCGAGCGAGTGGAGCTCGTCGGCGTTGCCGATGGCGAAAGTCCACGCCTTGTGGATCATCAGCATCGAGCCTTCGGCCATCACCGTCTTGTCGGCGACCGACGTCAGGAACGTCGCGGCCGACGCGGCGATTCCGTCGACATGAGCCGTGATCAGGCCGGGATATTCACGAATGGCGGCGGCCATGGCCTTGGCGCCGAACACGTCCCCGCCCGGCGAGTTGATGCGCACGTCGACCGCCCCGGACATTCCGCGAAGAGTCTGCACGAAACTCTCGGCCGACACCCCGCCGAACCATTCGGCGTCGGCGTCGGCGGCGACGATCACGTCGTAAAGGTAGATCGTGTTGCCCTCCGCGCGAAACTCGCCGCGCTTCGCATTGCCCGCCAGGAGCGCCAGCAGCTTTCGGTTCATGCGGCCTTGTCCTTCTTCTTGGTCGGGGCCGCGCCCTGACCTTCTGGGGGCGGCGCGCCTTCGCCGCTGTGCAACGTGCCGTGCGCCGGCTCGCGCGTCAGGTTGAGCCGGTTGCGGATCTCGGCGGAGGTCATGAAGCCCGGGCGACCGGCGCCGCCGATCGCCACGCCGTAGGAGCTGAACAAGGTCTCCATGTCGGCCTGCTCGAGCTCGAACGTGTCGAATTCGATGAACTTGCCCGACGTGCGGAAGAACTTGCGGTTGATCTCGTTCTGGAACTTGTTGAGGTGCTGGCGCAGCGTGAAGCGGACAAAGCCCTTGCCCATCGTCTCCACGCCGCTGCCCCAGCTCGTCGTCTTTTCGGTGTGGCCGATCATGAACGGCGGCACGCCGTAGATCCGCGCGATCTCCTCGATCTGGAACTGCCGCGTCGCGAGGAGCTGCGAGTCTTCCGCGCTGAGCGATAGCGGCTCGGCCGAAAACCCCTTCCCGAGGACCGCCGGGCGATGCGCATTGCCAAGCCCCGCGTGCCGCTCGGCCCAGCGCGTCGCGATCTCGTCGGCGAGCTCGGCGTCGATCGGCTGGTCGCTCTTGAGCACGACGTCGGGACGCGAGCCGTTGGCGAAGAAGCGCGCCGCATATTCCTGCGTCGCCAGCGCCACCGCGCCGCTCATCCGAAGATGATGACGAAGCGGCGACAATCCGCGATAGCCGTCGAACCCGAAGCCCGGAATATGCAGGAAGTCGTCCTGGTCGTAGATTTCCAGGACGCCGTCGGGCCGCCGGACCGCATAGACCAGGCGCATCCGGTCGGGCGTCGCGAGCACCGTCACGCAATTCGGATGAACCGGCTCCAGCCCTGCGATGGACGGACCCTTGCGAAGGATGACGGCCATGCTGTCGCCGGGCAGAAGCAGCGACTGGACGAGATATTCCCAGCCCACCGCCGCCGACCAGCGGGGGGTGAACTGCTCGTTCAGCAGCCACCACAGGTCGTCATTGCGCAGCTGCTCGCGCTCGCCGTCGGGATCGAGCCTGAAGACGTTGGCGGGTAGCGCCGAAATGACGCCGGCGATCAGGTTCACGCAGGCGTAGACCGCGCTGATCAGCATCGCCGTCTGCTCGGTGATCGCCGGCAGGCCGGGGACCGAGCTGAAGAATTCGTCCCACGACGGGTTGCCGCGCGTGATCTGCGGCAGCGGCGTCTGTGGCAGGTCGCGGTTCTCGATGGG